AACTTGACCAGCCCCTCGACTCCGGCGACAAACCGTGAAGCAAAGGGAGAAGGACCACCATGAAGACCGAACGACTTGAGGACACCGCGGCCAAGGGCGTCGCGGCGATCAACAGCATCGTGCAGGAGCGCGACCGCCTGCTCACCGACAACGAGCGCATGCGCGTCGACATTGCGCTGCTCAAGCAGCGCAGCGAGCAACTCGAGTCGCGGCTGGAAACCGCGGCCACCGAGCGCGACCACTACATGCGCTTTTCCACCGAACTGGTGACCAAGATCAACGCCATGCAGATGGTGTTCGAGGACGCCATCCGCGGCGCCAAACACGCCGCCTTCAAGCCGGCGCTGGTGCCCAAGCCGCAGCCGCAGCCCGTCGGGCGCGTCGACACCGACAATATCGAGAACCTGATCAAGCGCTTGCCGATCAATGGCGGCAGCGATGCAAATCCCGTACGCTAATGCGCGCTCCGGGCAGAACGCGCGCGCCGAAATCCAGCGGATGCTCGCCGCCTTCGGCTGCGAGAGCGTCGGCTTCATGGACAATTACGAAGACCGGTCAGTGCTGCTGGCGTTTCGCCACCGCGGGCGCCCGGTGCAGTTGCGCGCCTCGGCGGCGGGCTGGGCCTCGCTCTGGCTCAAGCAGAACCCGTGGAGCCGCCGCCGCGGCAAGCCGCAGAAGGACTACGAGCGTATGGCGCTGGAGCAGGGACTGCTGGCGGTCAACTCGATCCTGCGCGATTGGGTCAAGGGGCAGATCACCGCGGTCGAGTGCGGGGTGATGTCCTTTGATGCGGCGTTCATGCCGTTTATGGTGACCGACAGCGGCGAGACCGTGATCGAGCGCATCCGCAGCCTGAAGCTGCTGCCGCCGCCAAGCGGAGAGAGCAATGCGGCTGGCTAGTGTGTTGACGCTTGTGTTGACGTTTGCGGTGTTGACCGCCGTTTCCGCCTCGCCCTCCTGCCTGACGAAGAGCGAAGCGCGCCGGCACTGGCCCAATGCTCATTTGTGGTGGCATGGGACCCGGCATTGCTGGGACAACCAGCGCGGACGCAAGCGCTACCGCGATCCGGTCTTTTCCAAGAAGGTCGCGACCGCCACGTTCACCGCGCCTGTCCCGACTGTCCCAAGTGTCCCGGCTGTCCCGCGCCCGATGACGTTTGCCCCGGCGCTCGACGTGCGGCTGCGCTTCCTGCCGTGGGAACAACGCATTGCCGGGAGTTTCTGACGGGTGAGCGGCGGGGTCACCGGAGGCAAGGCCTTCACTGGCAGCCTTAACGGCGTACGCTTCGGCAAGAAGCCTGACCGGTGGCCCCACCCCTCGCCCCGATGCGAGGCCTTGGGATTACGTCAAGGGTGGCCTTGACCGGGCCGGTTTAACGGGCTACCTCAGGCGTCATGATGGGCACTGATTCGCAAGCGGGCAACATCGTCGGGCCGAAGGTGGTGCTGGAAGAGCATCACTTCGACTACTTCGACATGCTGCCGCGCCCGGTGCGCGAGGCGCTGGCCAACGCCGCCTACTCGATGGCGGCGGAGAAGATCGTCGAGTGGATGAAGGAGTGCCGCAAGGGCGGCATGGACGACTACCAGATCGCCGACCTGATCCTGTTCCGCTTCAAGGCGTACCTCGCGCAAAAGACCAAGGACGAGGTCATGCGCCTGTACGGGCCGGAGCATCCGCAGGCCGGGCCACCACAGGGCTACTGAAACATTGGATACTGACATGACCGCTGACCCGGTTGTCACGCTCGATACCACCGCCACGCGCGAAGACGGCATCGGCAGGATGCTGGAAACGCTGCGCGCCAACATGGCCAAGGCGCCGGAGGGCTCGCTGGAGGCGCGCATCGCCGCCATCCTGATGGATGTGCTGCCCGGCTTCTACCGCGCGCTCGACCGCGAACGCATCGGCTTCACCAAGGACCTGCTCGCCGAGCAGGCGCTGGGCATCCCGGCGAGCGAGGGCGCCGCGCTCGACACCATGCTCATGGTGATGGTCATGCCGATGATCAACATGCTGTCGGCCACCGTCATCACGCTGGTGCCGTGCACCCACAAAAGCAATTACTGCAAGCGCTGTCAGGACCTGCGCGGCGCCATCTTTGCCAACATGCTGGAGAACCTGAACCAGAACGTGCGCGAGGCGTTGCTGCGGCACAGCCAGTTCGGGGCAGGCGATGGACACGCGCTCCACTCATGAGCGGGCCGCACGTTCGGCGTTCTTCCGTTTGCTCATGCGGCTCGATCTGCCGTACACAATTTACGAAGGCGAAGTGGTTGTCGTGGAGCGTCCAACCGGACCCGAACTCGTGGTCGATTTACGCACAGGGAGAATTGAAAATGCCGAAAGCTAGGAAGACCAAGGGCAAGGCAAAGAAGAAGGTCAACGTGACGCGCAAGCTGCGCAAGCGGCTCAAGCGCGCGCACAAGGCGCAGGCCGCGCACAGGGCCAAGGGCATGGACGAGAAGCAGCGCGAACTCATCCTCGCCGTGGTCAACCGGCTGGGCGCAAGCTGCGCCATCTTCGAGGACAATCCCGATACGCTGATCGTGACGCAGTTCAACCACCCGCCCTTCATCATTGACTACGTCGGCGTCAGGGTTCTTGAAGTCGGCCCGTCGGAAGTGAAGGTCGGCGCCGCATGATGGCGCCGCGCTCCGCGGGGCAAATGCAGATCGGCAGCGTGATCTACCGCGAGGGCGTCTTCTCCGTGGAGATGCTGTTCACCGCGGTGTCCTCGTTTCCCGGCGAGGACGAAATCAAGTCGGCAGCGCGGGTGGCGGCGCAGCAGTTTCTCCAGCTTCTGCACGGCAACGGCTACGCCACCCATTCCGAGCCGCAGGTCGAGATCATTCCCAAGTCGAGCCGCTCCGTGCTGTTCTACATGGCGGCCAAGGCCTCGAAGCGAAAGCCGGTGCCCATCGTGCTGGTCGATCCCGACCGCCAACGCATGGTGGCGGCGGCCTCCGAGCGCAAAGGTAAAAAGTCAAACGGGAACGCCGACGATGCTGGCGGAGATTAGGTGGACGTCCCGGCGCGATCTCTGCTTCACGGCAGCCAACGCAAGACCCATCGACAAGGAAGAAATCCTCGCCTCGGGGCCGCGCTCGATGACCGAGTGCGGCTACCTGACGTGGGAGGCGATGCAGCAATGGGGCGGCGTCGGCTGGACCGTCTGGCTCGACGGCAATCCCGAGTTCTCGTTCGGCTTCACCCCGCAAAACCCGTTCATGCCGCACCTTCTGTCGGCGTGGGCGTGGGGATCGGAGAAGAGCCCGCTGTGCATGGTGGAGATCAACCGCTGGGGCAAGCCGCATCTGGTGCGCGACTTCCTCGACCCGATGGGCTGCACCCGCATCGAGGCACGGTCTTTATACGAGAATACCGACGCGCAGCGCTGGCTCACGTGGGTGGGTTTCAAGAAGGAGTGCGACCTGCCAGAGTGGGGCAAAGACAACAAGCGATTCGTGCAGTATAGATGGCTGCGCTCCGAGTATGTTCTCGGCCAGCACGGCAACGTACTTCACAAGAGGAGTTACCGTCATGTGCATGGGGGGCTCCCCGCCGCCGCAGCAACAATCCTACAGCCCGCCACCGGGTCCGACGGCAGCGGAAATCGCGGCGGCACAGGCCGCGGCAGCGACGACCGCGGCACAGGAGCGGATGCGAAACGCTAATCTCGCCGGTCAGACCGGCAGCAATGTTCTCACCGGAGGTCTCGGCGCGTCAGCCCCGGCGGCGCAACGGGCAAGCACGGTGCTCGGCGGCACGGCATAAGGAGGCGATCATGTGCATGGGAGGCGGTCCAAGCTATCCCGCTCCACCACCCCCGCCAGCAGCACCATCGGCGGATGCCGCCGAAGCGCTGACGCGGGCGCAGCAAGAGCGCGCCAAGTCCATCGCCGCGGCAGGACTCGGCTCGACGATTCTCACGGGCGGTCTCGGTTCGTCCGACTACGACACCACCGGCAAACGCGGGACAGCCGTGCTGGGCCGATCCAACGTCACCTGAAGGACGACAAGGATGTGCATGGGCGGGATGGCGATGCCGCAGATGGGTGCCGGTTCACAGAGCGGCCTCGGCTGGGGCGGTCCTTCTTATGTGTCCTCGCCCGATCCCGCTTCGCAACCCGTGCCGCTGCCGCCCGAGCGTCCGGCTGACGCGAGCAAGGTTGCCGACGACTACGGCGTTCACACCTAGGAGGTTGCCATGTGTTTCGGAGGGGGCGGCTCAAGCTCGCCGCAATACATCCCGACACCACCGCCGCCGACCAACACTCCGGCGCCGCCGGGGTCCGACAGCTTTCAGCGCTTTCAGGAAATCCGCGCCGGGCTGCTGACCGGGCAGACGCAGTTGATCCAGAACCCGTCGGCCAGCGACGACTCGCTGGGCACCACCAAGGGGACGAAAGTGGCGGTGACCTGATGGGCCCGCGGGCGGTGCTGAGACGCGAGCCGTGGTTCCGACCGGCCAACTGGTTCTGGCAGTGGTTCCTTGCGCGCTATGACCTGTGGGCGATCCCGATGCCGTGGCGCGTGGTGCATATGCGGCGCGACAAGTTTCGTGCCGGTCCGGCGCTGGACGTGATCTGCCAGCACGAGCGCGTCCACTACGAGCAGATGGAGCGCGAGGGCACCATCCTGTGGCACCTCAAATACTTTGTCTTTCTGGCCAAGTACGGCTACCGCGACAATCCCTATGAGATCGAGGCGTACCGCCGCTTCGGACACCAGCACATGCTGAAGGTGGCGTGATGGGCATTGCCGAGGACATCATCGACCGCGCGCAGGAGATGGCGTCGAACCGCATCAATTGGGTCAATGTCTGGATGGACATTGCGCGGCTGGTGATCCCGACCGAATCGGCGGAGACCGCGTTCAACTACATGATGCTGGGTGGCGGCGTCACCTCCGGTCCCGGCGCTGGCGCCACCACCTTCACCCGCTCCGGCTTCCAGTGGGGACCCAACTCGACCAGCCGCGTCAAGTCGATCTACGACAACACCGGCATGATGGCCTGTGACCGGCTGGCCTCCGGCATGGAGAGCCTCGTCACCCCGCAGAGCGAGAAGTGGCACGGTCTCACGGTCGCCGACCTGCTGCACGACAAATGCACCGACGAAGAGAACATCTATCTGGAGCGCTTACGTAATTTCCAGTTTGTCCTGCGCTATGATCCTCGCGCCGGTTTCATCCCCTCCCACCAGAAGGCCATGCGTTCCTGCGTCGCCTTCGGAACCGGCGTTCTTTTTGTCGAACAGGACGACCTGCGCCCGCGCCCGGGCGACACCCCGATTCCGTACCGCTACCAGTATTGCCCGCTGACCGAGAACCTGCTGGCGACCAATGACTACGGCAATGTCGACACCAACTACCGCATCCGCCGCTTCACGGTGAAGCAGCTTGTGCAGAAGTTTGAGGGCAAGAACGTCTCGGCGCAGGTCAAGACGCTGTGGGAGAACGGCGAGTACGAGACCATCGTGCCGGTCGTGCATGCCGTCTGCCCGCGGCTGGAGATGGGGTCGTCCAACCTCGACGGGACGCTGCGCGGTTCCGCCATCGCCAGCTACTACTGCGAGGTTGACACCAAGCACATGCTGGGCGACGGCGGCTTCCACGAGTTTCCCTTCTCGGTCTACCACTGGCTGCAACAGGACAACGGGCCGTACGCGGAAAGCCCGGTGATGCTGGCGCTGTCCGAGATCAAGTCGCTGCAACTGATGGGCAAATCCGAACTGCGAGCCTTCGGCCAGTGGACCGATCCGCCGCTCGGCATGCCCAACGACGGCGTGATGAACCGGCCCAATTTGAACCCGCGCGCCATCAATCCCGGCGCCGTCGGCCCGGACGGCTCGCTGCGCGTCAAGCCGCTGCTGACCGCGCAGAACCCCGACTTTGCCGAGAAGGTGATGGAGACCCGGCGGGCGCAGGTGAAGGAGACGCTTTACATCAACCTGTTCCAGACGCTGATCAAAAACCCGGAGATGACCGCCACCGAGGCGATGATCCGCTCCAACGAAAAGGGCGAACTCTTGGGTCCGGCGGGCGGCAAGATACAGGCGGCGCTCTCCACCATGATCGACCGCGAGCTTGGCATCCTCACACGGCGCGGCATCTTCCGCCCAACCTCGCCGCTGACCCCGCCGCCGTCGCTGCAAAACAAGTCGATCACCGTGAAGATGACCTCGCCGCTCGACCGCATGCGGCGGGCCAACGAGGGCGTCGGCACGACCCAGCTTCTCAACGTGGCGCTGCCGATGGTCAAGGTGAAGCCGGACATCCTCGATAACTTTGATCTGGACAAGACCGTCCGTCTTTTAAGGGAAATCTTCGGGGCGCCCGCCGAGGTGATTGTCACCGAGACCATCATGGCGCAGAAGAGACAGGCGTCGATGCAGCAGCAGCAGCAGATGCAGGCGCTGGCGGCTGGCAAGGCGGGTGGCGAGATCGCCAAGGACGCCTCCATCGCCGGGCGCAATGTCGGCGAAACCGCGCAGCAAGCTCCGGCGATTGCCGACGCCATGAGCGGGTTGCTCGACCGGATGAAGGGTGGCGTGTCGCAATCTCCGACGGCAACGGACTCAGCGGTGTCGTCAACCAATGCCCTTCTTTCGCAGTTTGGTAAGGCTCCTATCCCCCCATCGTCCGGCTTCCCGTCTGGAGGCTGAAGCGCGCATCGCGCTCGCCTACCAGCGGGTCTTTACCGGAGCGCCGAGCGCCGAAGACCAAGGCATCGTGCTGGTCGACTTCGCCAACTTCACCGGGTTTTATCGCGTCACCCCGCCCGAGGGCGGCGAGCGCGACACCATCGTCTTCAACGAGGGCATGCGTACCGCGTACGGGCGCATCTTCCAGTACCTGCGAATGTCTGATGCCGAAGTGCTCTCGCTGGAGGTTGCCGCGCGACAGACAGCGGCGCAGGTCACTGGTCTTGCGTCCGATCAACCGGAGGAATAAAGATGCCAGAAGCAGCAGCCGGGTCCGCACAAAATGGCGGGCAACCCGGATCGCCGCCTTCGGGGACGCCCGCCTCGCCGGTCGTCTCTGATTCGTCGTGGCTGTCCGGTCTGCAAGATGCAGGCAACCGCGATCTCGCCAAGACAAAGGGATGGGACAAATCCAACACCCCCGATGTGGTGATCCACTCATATCGGGAGTTGGAAAGTCGTCTCGGTAAAGCCGTCGTTCTTCCCGAGGCCAATGCGCCGAAGGAAGACTTCGACAAGCTCTACACCGCCTTGGGAAAGCCGAAGACGCCCGGGGACTACACGTTCAAGCTCCCCGCCGACGTCGCCAGCGACTTCCCGTACGACGATGCCTTCGCGACCGACTACAAGACGTGGTCGCACGAGGCCGACTTGTCCCCCCGACAGGCGCAACTCGTCCACGACCGCTTCGTGCAGCGCTTTGCCAAGCAGCTTGAGGCTGGGCAGGAGGCCATGAAGCGGCGCGTCGGCGGCGCGCATCAGGAAATACTGTCGAAGTGGGGTCCGATGGATGGTGAAGGCTATCAAGCCAATATCGACTTCGCCAAACGCGGGCTTCGGGGGTTAGGTCTTGCGGATACGTTCAAGGCGTTCGGGCTGATCGACCAGCAGGGCAACATCGCCGACGCAAAGCTCGCGTTCGCGCTGGCCACGGTGGGCGAAGGCTTATTCCGGGAAGGCACGTTGCAGGGCGGTTCGCCCGGCCACTTCACCACGACCAATCCGTGGAAAGACGGGCAGGAGAACCTCACCGAGCAAGGCCGCATCGCCCGCGAGAACCCGGAACTAGCCCGGTCGCTCATCAAAGCCGCAGGCAAAGACCCCGACAAAGCCTTGTTCAAGAACCGCTTTGGCAGGGATCGCTGACCACGGCATGGGCGGCCTAACCCGAATGGAGACCGCCCATGTCCGTTACCCGCCTGACCGACGCCGTGATCCCTTCGGTCTTCGTCCCCTACATGCTCAAGGAGACGATGACGAAGACGGCGATCTTCCAATCCGGCATCCTGCGGCAGGACGCCCAACTCTCGAACTTCCTCTCCGGCGGCGGCCAGACCGTCAACGTGCCGTTCTGGAATGATCTCGGCGATTCGACGACCGCCAACATCTCGTCCGACGACCCGGCGGTGCTTGCCGTTCCCGACAAGATCATCGCGGCGCAGGACATTGCGATCCGCCACAACCGCAACAAGGCGTGGTCGGATGCCGATCTCGTCTCCGAACTGGCTGGCGATGACCCGATGAAGCGCATCGGCTCGCGCGTCGCCACGTGGTGGGCGCGTGAGTTTCAGCGCGTTCTGGTCTCCATCCTGCGCGGCGTGATCGCCAACAACATCGCCATCAACGCGGGCGATATGTGCGTGGTGATCGGCACCGACGCGACCGGCGCCCCGACCGCGGCAGAAAAGGTCTCCGCCAACGCCATCCTCGATGCGGCGCAGACGATGGGCGACGCCTCCGACGTGCTCGACATGATCATCATGCACTCGGTGGTCTACACCAACCTCGCCAAGCAGAACCTGATCGACTTCATCCCGGACAGCGAAGGCAAGGTGAAATTCCCCACCTACCTCGGCTATCAGGTGGTGAAGGACGACGGCTGCCCGGCGGTGGCGGGCACCAACCGGCCCATGTACCACACCTACCTGATCGGCAAGAACGCCTTTGGCTTCGCCGAGGTCCCGCCCGACGTGCCGGTCGAGACCTTCCGCTATCCGGCGCAGGGCAACGGCGGCGGCGTCGAGGAGTTGTGGACGCGGCGTCAGTTCGTCATGCACCCGTACGGCATCAAGTGGACGTCGAACACAATGGCGGGCCGGTCGCCGACCGATCCGGAGTTGCGCACGACGGCCAACTGGAGCCGGGTCTATCCGGAGCGCAAGCAGATCGCCATTGCCTGCCTGCAAAGCAACGGCTGATTAGGCTATTACTCGCGAGTGGGGCGGGCGGCGAATCGGCAGACGCCGCCCGCCTGTTCCCCCATGCCGATGCCTATGGAGCCGAACATGGCAAAACGCGAACCCGACGGGACGATCACGCTGCAAGAAGCCAACCGCAAATACATGGAAGACAACCGGGAGACCGAGCGGCAGATGGGCAGCGCCCAGCGCGCCGCACACAAGGCGGTCGACATTGCCTTCGGACGCCAAGGGGCGCGCGGCAATCTGCGTGAGCAAAAGCCGCTGCGCGCGATCCCGGTCAACAATCCGTTCCCGGACCCGACGCAATGAGAGTCGGTGCGACCGGGCTCACCAATCGGCAGCAGGCCGCGCTCTACTTCGCGCGCAAGCACCGCAGGATGCTGCTGGGCGTCGTCCCCGGGGGGCCTGCCCTGCCGCCTGCGCTCTACCTGTCCGGCTTTAATCAGATCACCGAGGGCGCCGCTCCCGGCACGGTGATCGGGACGCTGCAAGTGCTCAATGGGACGGGGACCTACACCTTCACAAAGACCACGGACCCGTCCGCGAAATTTACCCTTGCCGCTGGCGTCCTCTCGACTGCGGGCGTCTGGGACTACGAGGTGGCGACGTTCTACCCGGTGACGATCACCGCCGACAACGGCGCGGGCTCTGTGCTCGTGCGGACCATCAACGTGCGCGTCGTCGATATTCCCGCGCCGCAATTGACCAAACAGTCCGGCGCCGCAATTTCGTCAACGCAGGCCAACATCCGCGTCACCACCGACACGCCAAACGGAACGCTGTACGCCGTGGTGGGGACCAGCGCGCAGAAGCCGACGGCGGCGCAGGTCAAGGCTGGACAGGTTGCGACCGGCGCGGCGGCCACCTTCGCTGCAAACCTGCCGATCACGACGACCGGCGAAAAAGTTATGACCGCCACCGGTCTCACGGCGGCCACCTCGTACTTTGCGTATTTCATGCACGAAGGCTTGCCGTCAGAGCAATCCGATGTGGCGATGGCGCAGGGCTGGACGATGCCGCCGTAGGGGGAAGCATGCCTTCTGGGTTTTCCGAGACGCAGATTTACAACGCCGTGCTCGACCGGCTGGCCGAAGAATCGGTGCTCTCCACCACCGACGAAAAGGCGGTGGCGCGCTGGCTTAACCGCAACTACGCGCTTCAGCGCGATGTGCTGCTCACCCGCCACACATGGAATTTTGCGCTGACGCGGCGGTCGCTTGCGGCGGAGACCAAGAAGCCGGACTTCGAGTGGATGTATTCCTACGTCATCCCGGAGGATTGCCTGCGCGTCCTGCCGGTCACCACCGACGGCAGGCGCAATTCGCCGCCGATCCCGTTCGTGGTCGAGGGCACCAAAATCCTCACCAACAAGGGCGCGCCGCTCAACGTGCGCTACATCTTCCGGCAGAAAGACCCGGCGACGTACTCGCCGGTCTTTGTCGACCTGCTGGCACAGGTACTGGCGGCGACGTTCGCCTATTGGGTCACCGGCAAGGCCAGCTTTGCCAAGCAACTGATGGACATTTCGACCAACGCCTACAACGACGCGACGCGCTTCGACAGCCTCGAAGGCCTGCCGGAAGAGCCTTACGACGACGAAATCATCATGGTGAGGTGACCCCATGCCCGGGCCGCTTTACCCGATGCAGCCGGTGTTCGCCCGAGGCGAACTGTCGCCCCGTCTTTTTTCCCGCGCCGACATCGACCACTACAAGATGGGGCTGGCGGAGTGCGTCAACTGGCTGATCCTCAAGCAGGGCGGCCTGCGCCGCCGCTCCGGCACCGAGTGGATCAACTACGGCAAATTTCCGCAGAACCGGGCGCGGCTGCACAAGTTCGTCTTCTCCACGTTGCAGGCCTATACGCTGGAGTTCGGCGACCACTACATCCGCTTCTACGCCAACGGCGGCATCGTCAGCAAGAACGCGAGAGACGGCATCACCTTCACGCTTGGCGGCGGCGGTGTGGTCTCGGTCAACTGGCCGGGGCACAATCTGGCGCCCAACGACCCGGTGATGTTCTCGACGACCGGGGCGCTGCCGTCGCCGCTGGTGCCCGGGCTCACTTATTACGTACGGCAGATCAACCCGACGCAGTTCAGCATCAGCGCAACGCACGGCGGCCCGGAGGTTCTCTACACCGCGGCGGGCAGCGGGACGCATGCCGCCGTCGTGCCGGTCGAGGTGATCACGCAGTACGACAAGGACGACGTGTGGAAGCTGCAATTTGCGCAGAGCGCCGACGTTCTCTACATCGCGCACCCGGACTTCC